ACGACCTGCACCCGGACGTTTTCCGCCACGGCCGCCTGTGTTATTCGATTTTGTTGGCACGATTCTCACCGCCTTTCTGTCTGCGGGCCTTATTACCCTTTTGATTTCGCAATTTTTTCACACGAAACCCCACGCCCGTTGCACGCCATATTGGTCCAGGAGATTTGACCGCCCCTACCGGGGTCAGTGATTATGCCAACGGTCTCCACTTTCTGCGTGAATCTTCGCATGGCAGGATTTACAAAGAGCAATTAAATTTTCTCTTGCATGAGTTCCGCCCTGCGACAATGGCAACTTGTGATGTATCTCTTCCGTTGGTGTCAGCTTTCCTTCAGCCTGGCACTTCTCACACAGTGGGTGGGCGGCAGCATACGAATCCCTTATCCTTTTCCATGCTCTGCCGTAGCGTTTACGCACAGCGGGGTCACGGTCATAGGTTTCGTAGCGTTTGTTTTCCTTCTTTTCATGTTCCTCACAGAACCTCCCGTCCGTTAGGTTGGGACAGCCAGGGAAAGAACACGGTCGCTTTGGTCTTCTTGGCACTTGTTTCACCTCCTCGGGCATAAGAAAAGCCCTGAAGGATTGCTCCCTCAAGGCTTGGTTTCATTCTGCTTTTCGCTGATTATATCATATCATAAATGCCACTGTGGTATCTTGTTGCAAAGTGTTGCAAAGTGTGCAGGCTTTATATTTTGATTGGATTTTCCGGCATGGTCACATGGTTGATGGCACTGTTATGCCAACGGTACACCGTGGTTCTGTCGGCATGGAGTTCATCCCCAATCTGCTCCCAGGTAAGGTTATGGATATAGCGGTAACGAAGGACCATACGCTCATCGGTATTGGCAACCTCATCAATAACCGTGCGTACCTGCTTTTTCAGTTCTACAAGATTGTCGATTTCGGCGTTTATTTTATCCTCCAACTCCATAATCTTAAAAACACTGCGTACAAAAGGAGCATCCGTATTTCTTGAGGTCTGTACACGCTCCTCCCATGTGGGAGAAGAAATGCTGCTCGACATTTCCCTCAGTTTCCCAAGTTCCTCAATATCCGAGTTGATTCTTTGGTCCAGTCTGTATGCCTGACCTAAATATTCCTTTACTTTCACGATTCTTCCACCTCCGCTTGTAATTTGGAGATTAAATACTCTCCATCCACTGAGGTAAGTTCCCTATACCACGCAGAGCGGAAGAACCTCTCCACCTCATCTTTCATGATTTTTGCTGACTCATTTCTGGGCCATTTTTTGAGTTTTTTCAAGGCATCCCTGTAGTCCTTTACGGCTAAAAGGACGATGCTGTTTGCAAGATTTTCATAAGGGTCACTCAATGGGCAGCACCTCCAATTCTCGCCTTTACGGAATCGATAAGCGCCGATTGGATTTTTTCCTTCTTACGAAGTGCCTTCATAACATCCTCGTCAATGGTATCCTTGGCAATAATGTGGTGGATGACCACGGTACTCTTTTGACCCTGTCTCCACAAGCGGGCGTTGGTCTGCTGATAAAGTTCCAGTGACCAGGTCAACCCAAACCATATAATCGTAGAACCGCCGAACTGGATATTTAAGCCGTGTCCTGCACTTGCAGGGTGGATAACGGCAACGGGGATATCGCTGTTGTTCCAATCCTTGATGTCCTGGCTTGTTTTTATTTCCCTTACCGAAAAACGCTCCTTGATTCTCTGCAAATCGTGGTTGTACCAATATGCCACAAGCACAGGCTTTCCGTTTGCACCCTCAATCAAATCCTCAAGGGCATCCAGTTTTCGGTCATGAATATGGATGACCTCTTTTTCTTCGTTGTAGACGGCACCGTTTGCCATCTGAAGAAGTTTCCCGGAAAGTGCCGCAGCGTTGACGGCATCAATCTCCTCATCCTTAAGGTCTACCACCATATCCTCTTTCAGTGCCTGATACACCGACCACTCTTTTTCCGAAAGGGCAACAGGGACTTCGTTTATAATGCATTCCGGCATTTTCAGAAAATCCGCTGATTTCATGGAAATCGTAATGTCGGAAATCAGTCTGTAAATGGCATCCTCCGCACCTGCTCTTGGCTTGTAGGAGAAAATCATCTGCTGATTTCTCTTATCCGGCACAAAGAAGTTATTTCGGTAATGGGTAATGTATCTGCCAAGCCTCTGACCCATATCGAGGATACGGAACTCCGCCCACAAATCCATCAAGCTGTTGCTGGAAGGAGTACCCGTAAGTCCTACCATCCTTTTTACCGTTGGTCTTACCTTCAGAAGACTTTTGAACCTTTTCGCCGCATGGGACTTGAAGGATGAAAGCTCATCAATCACCACCATGTCAAAATCAAAGGGGATACCGCTTTTTGTAATCAGCCAGTCCACATTTTCTCTGTTGATTAAGTACAGGTGGGCAGGACGCCTTAAAGCTGCAAGCCTTTCTGCCTCTGTTCCGATTGCCACCGAATAGGTAAGCCCCGTCAGATGCTCCCACTTTTCAATCTCCGCGGGCCAGGTATCCCTTGCCACACGAAGGGGTGCAATCACCAAAACCTTCTGTACCTCAAAGCGGTTCAGCATCAGTTCGTAAATGGCAGTCAGTGTGATGACGCTTTTGCCAAGACCCATCTCAAGAAGAACTGCCGCCACCGGATGTTCCAATATGAAGTTTATTGCATAGGTCTGATACTCATGAGGATTGTATTGCACGGGTCACACCTCCAATCTGTTCTACACTGTCAACGCAGTAAACCTTAAAGCCGAGGCTCTCCAACTGCTTTTTTCGTCTTATCTGTAAAGGACGCATCTTTTTGCCGGGAGCCTTGAATTCCACAAATGCCATTCTTCCCATCGGCAAAAGCACCAGTCGGTCTGGCACACCATCTAAACCGGGACTTACATTTTCTTCACTGCGTCCGTGAATTTTTTCTCTATCATCTGTTCTCTCATGTCTGCCTCCCATCTGACACAAGAAACACAATTACACAACTATTCCCTATATATTTCTTACGCGCCTATACACGGGTGCCTTTACCTTTACCCTTAAAAACAACCATTTCGAATATAAGGAGAATAGTTGTGTTGTGTCGCAATCTTGTGTTCTTAACCTCCGAATTTGTAAAGTCGCTGCCTGCCATAAATCGGCTGACGCTTGATAGAATTGGTTCGCTCCCAACCGCTAATCTGACTCATCAGTGCTGCAATGGCATAGCTGTCCGAAGGTTTCAGTTCCTGCAGATTCTTACCAAAGCACTCGCACCAGATTTCCGGATTGCTGACCTCCGTGCGTACCACCACGCCTTTGTGATCAGGCTGACCGAACTCACTGAATCCATGCTGTCCCAATCGGTCGGCAGTAAGGCATTCAGATATTCCTCCACCATACCAACACGCTCGTCCACTTCCATCGCAGACTGCTGCACCTTTTCAGATTCCGCAAGAACATCACCCTCAAGGAACAGCTTCTCGCCGGATTTCCAGATGGCTTTGGCTTCTGCCCAGAACTGCTGACGGTATTCATCGGTAAAGTTCCAGGTCTTTTTCTGCTTTTTCTGATGCACCTTGATAATCCAAAAACGGCGGTTCCCCGTAATATCACGCAGATATCCACGCTCACCGTTAACCGTAGCAATGATAATGCACTGTCTTGGATGGGATTCCACCACTCGACCGTAGGAAGGACGGTATTTGTCATCGCAGGTAGAAAGGAACGCTTTCACTTTCTCAATGTCGGCTTTTTTCATACCTGCAAGTTCTCCGATTTCCACCGCCCAAAATCCCTGTAGTTTTTCCGCACCGGACTTATCATCCATATCCGTAAGGGACAGCGTTTCGGAATAATACTCCGAACCCACAAGGTCTTTTACAATGGTAGACTTACCGATACCTTGTTCACCGTCAAGCACGGGAACGCAGTCAAACTTAATGCCGGGAACATAAATACGGGCAACAGCGGCTGCAAAGGTTTTTCTTGTAACCGTGCGTACATACTCCGTATCATCCGCCTGCAGATATTTAATAAAGAGGTCTTCCACACGCTTTACGCCATCCCACTCCGGCAGACTGTCAAGATAGTCACGGACAGGGTGGAAGTGTCGGTCATCGGCAACCTTGGTAAAAGCAACATCATGGTTACGACTGGAAAACGGCAGATAGCGGATGTCGATGATGGACTTAAGCTGTGCCGTATCCGCATCACGCCAGAATGCATTTCCTGCAGGACG